TTGATGAACTTAACAGATTATCAAATGAACTTAGTATGACAAAAGCAGGTTTGATTAATTTTTTAATCAAGTTTTATTTGGAACATAGGAGAGAAAATGTTAAATGACATTCTTAGCAATCCGAAGGTAAAAAGACCTTTAATTATTACGATTTGCGGTGAGGGAGGAATAGGAAAGACAACTTTAGCGAGTACGTTTCCAAACCCTATTATTTTGCGTACCGAGGACGGTACATTATCACTGAATGATCGTGACGATGTTGCCTTGTTTCCAGTCGCTAAAACAGTAGAAGAGTGTTTTAAATATGTTGAAATGTTGGGCATAGAAGAGCATGAATTTCAAACGCTTGTAATTGACAGCATTACACAACTTAATACGCTTATTGAAAAAGAGGTGTTGGAGTCAGACCCAAAGGCGAAATCACTTAACCAAGCAATGGGTGGATATGGGGCAGGGTATAGCGCAGTAAGTGAAGTTCACAGAAAGTTTAGAGAATGGTGCGGAATTTTGAGCGAAGATAAAAATATGAACATTGTTTTTATTAGTCATAGTGAAGTTGAAACATTAGAGCTTCCCGATTCTGATATGTACCAACGCTATACAATTCGTATGCACAAAAAAAGCGTTTCTCATTACAGTGATAACGTTGATGTAATTGCATATCTAAAACTTAAATCATTCACTAAAAAAGGCGGGGGCGATAAGCTTAAAGCGATTAGCGATGGAACTAGAATTTTAACGTGCTACCCTATTGCTAATCATATCAGTAAAAACCGTTTAGGGATTAGCGAAGATATTATCGTGGCGAATGGATTTAATCCATTTTTACAATACTTAAATTAAAAAGGAAAAACACAATGGCATTACTACAATTTGACTCATCAAAAATAGAGATCAAAAATGATTTTGAATTATTACCTAGCGGTGATTATGTTGCTATTATTTCAGATAGCGAGTGGAAAGAAACAAAAAATCACGACGGACAATTTTTAAGCTTAAAAGTTGAGATAATTGATGGTAAGTATAAAGGTCGTTTTATTTTTGATAACTTAAATCTTGATAACAAAAGCGAAAAAGCGGTACAAATTGCGCAGCAAACTTTAGCAAGTATTTGTTTGGCTACTAACAAAGTAAACGTTAATGATAGTTCGGAGTTACACGATATTCCTTTAATTATTAAAGTAGGTGTACAAGCCGCTAGTGGTAATTATAGTGAAAGTAACAATATTAAATGGTACAAACCAAATACTGGCGCAGTAGGGACACAACCTACAGCAACACCAACAGCGAGTGCAAATACACGCCCGTGGGCTAAGAAATGACAACATTCAAAATCTTAGAAGAGATTAGGGCATTATATTCCCTAATGGTTGAATGTGATGAAAATGGTGAATTATTGCATAGTAGTGATGATTTAAAAGACTTTGTGCGAGAAATAAAACAAAACAAAGAAGAAAAATTAAACTCTATGCAAGATTTAAAAATTGAATTACAGCATTCAATTAATGCTTATGATGAAAAAATAGAAAAATTAAGTGCTAGAAAATCAGCATTGAGTAATGATATGGAAAGAATTAAACAGCTTCAATTAATGTTGCTTGATGGCAAAAAATGTAAGACAGATGAATTTTTATTCTACTTTATGACAACAAAAGCGGTTAATATTTCAGACAATGTTATCCCTACTGATTTAGACGAAAAGTATCAAAGAGTATCGGTATCTTTTGACAAAACAGCCATTAAAAAAGATTTGCAAGATGGAGTTTATGTCATGGGTTCTGAAATTGTAGAAAATAAAAGTTTGGTTATTAAGTAATGCTAGAACTACGCCCTTACCAAAAAGAAGCTATACAAGCAACCTATGACTATTGGAATAACAATGTTGGTATTAATCCCGTTGTTGTTGCTCCAACAGGAAGCGGGAAGAGCCTTTTAATAGCACAAATTTGTGAGGACGTAGTTAAAAGTGATGATTATTCAAGAGTGTTAATGCTGACACACTCTTCGGAATTAATCGACCAAAATTTTAAAGAGTTAAAAGGAATATGGAGCGAAGCACCCGCAGGAATTTATAGTGCTTCGCTCAAAAAGCGTGAATTAAAGAATAGAATTGTTTTTGCGGGTGTTCAATCTTTTGTTAATGTTGTAGATAAAAGCGAACCGTTTGATCTTATTATAATTGATGAGGCTCACCTTGTAAACAACAAAGCAGAAACACGTTATAAAAAAGTGTTTGACGTGTTATTGCAAAAAAATGAGTTAACAAAAATAGTCGGTTTTAGTGCTACGCCTTACCGATTAAGCGGCGGTAATATTTATGGTAAAAATAAGATATTTTGTGGCGTAAGTTATGAAATTACACTTAAATATCTTATAGATAATGGCTTTTTGTGTATGCCTATAACCAAGGGGGCATTGAAGCAGTATGACTTATCAAACGTAAGTATAAAATCTAACGGTGAGTATAACGATATTGAACTTGCTCGTATAGTTGAAACAAGCGAATTAGTTGAAGCGGTTGTTAATGAAACTTTAGAGATGGGAAAAGATCGCAAAGCGTGGTTAGTGTTTGCAAGTTCTATCAATCACGCTGAAAAAATAAAAGAGTGCTTTAATAATAAAGGATTTAATAGTGTTGAGATTGTAACGGGTGAAACTCTAAAAGATAAAAGAGCCAAACTATTACAAGATTTTAAAAATAACACGCTTAAATGTGTAATAAATGTAAATGTGCTTACAACTGGTTTTAACGCACCTATTTGCGATATGGTAGTCATTGCAAGGGCTACACAGTCAACATCACTTTACGTTCAAATGATAGGCCGAGGGCTACGCACATATCCAGACAAAGAAAACTGTTTAATCATTGATTTTGGGCGTAACACTTTAACACATGGAACGCTTGACAATATTGTACCCGTGGTTATTGGTAATGGAACAAAGAAAAAAGATAAAAACTTAGAAGAAGAGATCAAAGCCAAAGAATGTTTTAAATGTCATAGGCTTAATGAAAAAAGTGTATCGCATTGTGTTGAATGTGGCGAAGAGTTTCCTATTCGTAAAGTGACACACAGCGAAAAAGCTTACGACGGTAATATGTTTGGAGATGGTGAGTTAATAGAGTGGGAAGTAAAAGACGTTAAATATATGTCTTACATATCAAAGAATGGTAATGAGTGCTTAAAAATAACTCATGTTTGCGGGTTGCATTTAGTTAATGAATTTATCGTTTTAAATAGTTATTTTGGGCGGAAACAATTACGAGAAATTAAGTGCAATTATACTAATATTGAAGACATATTAAGTCACGTTAAAGAGTTTGAAGTTCCTATTAAACTGTTATTAAAAAAGGAGGGTAAGTATATGAAGATAGAGGAAAAGATTTTAAAAAAAGAAGTGGTTGAGCATAGTTGCTTAGGGTGTATTAATATGTCATACCGAACTGAAAAAGTAGGTTATAAGTCTATTGAAAAATATCGTTGCGATGAGTTAAAATGTGATTTAGAGTATGAATGGCTTAATGAAAAAAACGAGTGTGAAAAACATGACTGCCTATCATTCTGAACATGAAGAGCAGGTAGCACTTATTAACTGGTTTCGTGATAACTTTAAAGAGCCTGATTATATTATATTTGCAGTGCCTAACGGAGGAACACGAGGAGCAAGAGAGGCAAGCGGTCTAAAAGCCGAAGGAGTGCTTAGTGGCGTTTCGGACTTAATAATCTTAACTCATGGCAAAACTTTATTTTTAGAGATGAAAAAGTTAGATGGCAAATTGTCAAAAGTTCAAGAAGAGTTTAAAAAAAATGTAGAATATTTAGGCTTTGAGTACATTATAGGGTATGGTGCAACAGATGCGAGTGCTAAAGTAATAGAATGGCTCAAAAATCAACAAACGACAGCAAAGTAGTACAATCAGTCACGGCACTTGTTAATGTGGCTTTAAAGGGGGGGGGGGAGTAAAAAGATGGGCAAAGAGTTAGGAATACCTTACATGGGAA